TGAGAACATCTTGTGTACCTTTCCCAGCGGTGAGAGGCTTAATCGGTGCTGGTGCTTTACTACGAGCAACAGGTTCGCTTTTGACTTCAGCGGGAGCTTCTTTACGCTCAAACTGAACTTCCAATTTCCCTAATTCCTTAAGTGCTTTGTTAACTGGCAAAGAGGAGATACGTTGGGCAAGGTCATCATCTGATGCTAATTGATATAGGATTTGAGGGCCTACATCGGACTCTAGGATCGCATCCCGTACTTCATCTCGTACTTGGACTTGGCTAGATGCCACCATTTCATCAAAATCAGGCAATTCAGCTTTGGCTTTTTCTAATTTACTTGTCCAAGACTTAATAACTTCTTGACGTTCAATTTCGATCTTGCGTTGCTGTTCTTGCTTATCACGCTCTACTAATGCTTTTTCCGCACTCCATTCAGCTAATGCTTCTGCATATTCAAAAGCATCTTGGAACTGACTTGCTTGGGGTTTCTCGCCCAAAATGTCTTGTTCAATCTGTTGGGGTGCTGGTGCTACTTTAGCCTCAAGTTCCTGTAAACGAACCTCTAATGCTTGTTTGGCTTCACGTTCTTTTGCAAGTTCTTTCGATACTTGTTCAAAACGCATACGGACTTTGGGATTTTGTTTAGGCTTGTCTGTTACTTCCGCTTCATTTTCTGCTTCAGGTTCACTCTCAGCTTGAGCTTCAACTTCTGGCTCTGTGGCAACCTCTACAGATTCTTCCACAGCCTCAGAAGGAGCTTCCTCACTAGCTAAACCTAGTTTATTGGCAGTCCATTCTGCTAAATTATCTGACGTTACTACATTGTCTGCGGTTCTTACTGCTACTTCTTGCGTTTCGGCCATGATTTAATCAAGCTCCAAAAAAGTTTCTATTAACCCATAGATAGGTACTACAACTGCTTTTATATCATAAGTGTTGTGTTTTTACAACGCTTAAATAGCTCTTTCAATCGCTTCAGCTTCGGCTGATTTCTCAGTAGTTTTATTGATATGAGCTAAAACCAAAGCCAACTGTGCCTTCATTTGCTCAATCTCAAGCTGAGTCTGAGTTTTGATAACTGTGTCGTGAGCCTGTGTGTCTGTGCGTGTCATAACATCTTCACGTTTAACTTGCAGGCGCATCTTCTCACGCTCTGTTTCAGCTTCTTGCACTTGCTGTTGAACAGTTGCACGATATTTCTTATCCATTTGTTCGGCTTGTAGGGCTTGTTGAAGCTGTTGAATCTGAGTTTGAGCTTGAGCCAACTGCATCTGAACTTGTGGTGGAATTGGGGACTTATCGTCAATCTTAGCCAATGGATTAAGGGTCGCAAGGCGATCAGCAATGACATCTGCACCAGGGAAATCCATATTTCTGAACCAAAGATCACCAATTTGTGACATTAAATTAGGATCAGCAGCAAGGATGGTAGCCATTGACTCTGATGCTTCTTGACGTTTAGAGTTGTAACCTGGGCCTGTATCCATTACGACATCGTATTCGCCAACAGTTACATCATTCAAAATCTTAGCCACGCCATTTTCGTCTGTGCCTGGCTGATTTAGAGTCACAATCTCAGGTTTTCCGTCATCGCCAATGATCCGCATGACTCGTTCTCTGTCATAAATTTTAGGAATTAGATCAAGAATAATGCGACCTGTATGACGGATACTGCGTGTCAGATTATCGTAATAGTGGAAATTGGTCATATCCACTTGGGATTGCTGACCTTGCAAAGCCTTACCACTCATATTGCCTTGTGGGAGTTGGCTAGGATCAAAAATACCAACTACTGCCATCAAATCAGAATTCATACCCGCTAAAGCAGTCATCACGCCCGCAGGAGGTGGCTCTGGTTGTAAACGAGTAGGAGCTGGAGCTGGTCTGCCCTCAATATCGGTCTGTTTGTAGCGCAAAACAGGCATAGCTTTAATGTTCGCCATTGCCCATTCGTTTTCGTGTCCTTCGTCTTGACCTTCAGCCAATAGCCATTTTGCTTTGGGCGCTAAAGCGACAGTTTCAGTCAAAGCCGTTGACCAGTAGTTATACATACGTTGTGGGTCTTTAGCCATACGCACAAGACCAAATTTCTTGTGCTTGTCATCGACTCGCACTTCTTGACCATAAGTAGGCACGATTGGGATAAATTTACCCGCCCATTCGCCTTCTTCAAGGATTTCCATAGCAGTTAGCTTGCACCACTTAATCTTCTTGCGCCAAGTTTCACGCTTATCTACCACAGTAATGCCAGCAGCTTCTAAAACTTCTTTAGAAGGGATTTCATCACTGTAGCCTGTAGTGCCATCAGATAGCTGTAAAAGCATTTCTTTTGTGCGTTCTGTGTAGAAATACTCAGCTATGCGTATATCTTCTTTCGTAACCCATTCGCTCTCTGTATCGCCTGTTCCTCTGGATGAGAAGCCCTGGTCAAATTCAGCTTCGGGATACATCTTTTTGAACACGTTTTTGCTGATGACTGTCGTAATAAGGACACGCTCAGCATCGCTACCATCAGGTAGAACGCTATTAGGATCAAAATAGACAGTAAATGGGTTTTCAACTGGCTTAATGTAGATTTCTTGGTCAAAGCTGTCCTCTCTTACATAATCAGTAGTAATGCGCCAATAGCCCCAGCCCATCTTAACTGCGTATTCAAAAGCGTGATCGTAGGCTGAGTCTGCATCGGATTGATTCTCGATATGACGGCAAATACCAGTCAGAATCTCAGCAATCTTTGCATCGGATTCATTGTTCATTCCATGCACTTTGATGCGTGGGCGTTGCTGTCTTTGTTGATTACAGATTTGACGGATATAAGCATCAACTTTATTGATTGTCAGGCATGGGCGAGCTTCTAATACTCGGCTGTTTTGCACATCTACAGGCCATTGATCGCCTGCTGCAAATCTTACGTCATCTAGGGCTTCTGCACGATTATTGCTATCCGAATCATTACAAAGCCGTAAAAAGTCTTTGGCTTCTTCTATTCTTCCGTCTGATTGGGAGTCTGCAACTCTGTCGTATGCCATAGATATTCCTTAATTATTGCCCGATTTTAAGACAACTGTATCATTTTTACTACACATTTTAACCCATCCATGAGCTTGGTAGTTGATAAGTTCCTCGTTGTTTAGGTGCTTTTCTAGGCTCATTAACCATTAATCCGATGTATCGGAAAGCATCCGCCCCATGCGAATAGTTATCGTGTAATGGCTTTTGGCTGAACTGCTTAGTATCAGGATCTACGTCATAGCGATAATGGCGTAGGCATTGCAGCCCTTCGTGTGTGTTGGTCTTATCAAACCAGCACTTGTTAAACATCATTCGGGCAGCATTAATGGAATCAACGATTGGTGTTCGCTCAATAACTCGAGTGTTATACCCTGAAGCTCTAACGATTTCTTCAATACTCTTGCCGTTTGAGGCCAAAGTCTTGTTTCCAGCATCATGAGGTAGCCAAATGGTGTCATATACATATCCATAGGATTGCATTTTAGCCAAGTAATGCGCTATTGTTTCTTGGTTGTTTTCGTAATACCTGATGAGGCGAGTTTCCATGCCAATAAACTGCACAAACCAAATAGCAGTAGCGTCAGCCCAACCGAGGTCAAATACTGCATGGACTGGCTTAATAGGGTCATAAGGGACATTCGTAATCCTTCCGTCTAGCTCTGCCATCGTCATTTCTTTGGCAAAAATAGCACCATCTACAGTCTGACGGCATAAACCTTCCCAGACTGTGTTGTAGGCTTCTCTATCCCTGCTAAATAGGGCATCTTTCTCTAATCTGAGTGTATCTGGAAACCAGGGATTGTCTGACCAATTAATCTTTGCAACTTTGCAATTATCGGGTGGCGAAAGCACAAATCTTTGATATGTTTCGTCTGACTCAAGTTCTGGGTTAAATGTGACCCAAATCTCTGAATTTTCTTTTCGGATCGTAGGAATAAGTACGTTCCAACTTTGCCGACTCACAGCCTGAGCTTCTTCCACCCAGCATATATCTACACCTTCGTAGGACTTGATATTAGCTACGTTGTTTTTCAGGCCTACAAACGCAAACTCTGTGCCGTTTTTGCCTTTAATGGAGTTTTGCGTAATCTCATAGAATGACTCCAGCTTGAGGGAAATGATTTGATCTGATAGGAGCTTGTGAACGGATTGGCCTATAGAGTTTTGGAACTCACGGGCGCATAAGACTCTGGTTGGCTTTTTGACACCAAGAACCAATAAAGCCCTCGCAACACCCCAAGACTTAGCGCCACCACGACCCCCATAAAGAACCTTGTAACGCATAGGCTCAAAGAGAAATTGCAGCTTGATAGGGAAGTCAACCGCAGATATTGCCTCCCGCAGTTCTTGG